GTAGACACTCGAGAGCAAAAACCATTATCTTTCGATTGTCACCAAGAAATGTTAAAACTAGAGGTTGGGGACTATGTTGCGACTGGAGAACAATATTCTTACACTTATGTAGATCGCAAGGCGGGTTCAGATTTGCACTCCACATTGAGTAACGCAAATTATGAACGCTTCAAAAGAGAGTTGCAGCGTGTGCGCGAACTCGATTCTTATCTGTTTGTGGTGATTGAATCTACCCCCCAAAAAATGATCAAAGCAAACAGGGCTTTTAAAAGAGGAAGTAATATTGATTTTGTATTAAAGAGAGTGCGAGATTTAAGTTATGAGTTTGAGGGTCATTGTCAGTTTTTGTTTACGGGGAGCCGCGCTGTTTCGGCTGAAATTATTCCGCGCCTTCTTTGTGCAGGGAAGGATGTATGGGAAACGGATATGCAATATTTTTTAGATCATGAGTTGGACAGAAGGAACTCAACATAGACCTCCCCCCCGATTTCGTTCTAATGACGAATTGGCACAAATGGAGGGCTTTCTTGAAGAACATGAAGCTAAACTTGCATTATATGAGTTTCTTAGAAACAATGTTACGTTCGCCACAGAGCTTTTGATGGGGATTAAATTATTTCCGTTTCAGCATCTGGCTGTCAAGGGGATGTTTGAGACGGATTATTTTCTTGGGGTTTGGGCTAGAGGAATGTCCAAGTCTTTTACGACGGGTATTTTTGCTGCACTAGATGCCATTTTGAATCAAGGCGTTGAAATTGGTATTTTGTCGAAATCTTTCCGGCAAGCCAAAATGATTTTCAAAAAAATTGAAGATATCTCCATGCACCCAGATGCCTATTTCTTTAAACAATGCATTACTAAAATCTCTAAAAGTAACGATGAATGGTTAATGGAAATTGGCACAAGCCGTATCCGCGCACTACCGTTGGGAGACGGGGAGAAGTTGCGTGGTTTTCGTTTTCATAGAATTATTATAGATGAGTTTGCGCTTATGCCAGAAAGAATTTATAACGAAGTCATTGTTCCCTTTTTGTCGGTTGTTACTAATCCCACCCAGCGTCACGATCTGGACAAATTGGAAACCAAGCTAATAGAAGAGGGGAAAATGGAAGAAAACGAAAGACATATATGGCCCGGCAACAAATTAATTGCGCTTTCTTCGGCTTGTTATAAATTTGAGTATCTTTATAAACTGTATCAGCAATTTGAGTTTAATATTACGCGCGAAGAACAAAAGGATAGTGCGTCTAGGTGCATTATGCATTTTTCATATGATTGCGCCCCTAAGCAATTGTACGATCAAAATTTGCTTAACCAAGCCAAATCAACCATGAGTCAATCCCAGTTTGAGAGAGAATTTGGGGCTATCTTCACAGATGATAGCGCTGGATACTTTAAGACAAGTAAGATGGCACTGTGTACTGTGCCTGACGGAGAGTCGCCATCTGTTGAAATAGCGGGGGATGCAGACGCCCAATATATTTTGGCGTTTGATCCGTCATGGTCTCAAACAGAGAGTTCTGATGATTTTGCTATTCAGATTTTAAAGTTAAACGAAGAGCAACATAGGGCAACCTTGGTTCATAGCTATGCATTGGCTGGGACGTCCCTTAAACACCATATTAGATATTTTCTTTATTGCTTGGAATATTTTAATATTATTGCTGTATGCGGAGACTATAACGGAGGGGTGCAATTTTTGCAAGCATGTAATGAGAGTGAGTTATTTAAACAAAAAAAGATAAAACTCAAACAAATTGAAGTGCCTTTTGATAAGCCAGAAGAGTATCAAGCCAATTTACGTTCTTTTAAAAACGAATATAATAAAGACGACTATAAGCATGTGATATTACGAAAACCCACAAGTGGTTGGATACGTCAGGGCAACGAGTTGCTTCAGGCTAACCTTGACCATCGTCGCATTATGTTTGCCAGTCAAGCTATTGATGATCAGTATGTGGCCCAGAAAAACAAAAACATTCCGATTAAAGAGATTATGTTTTTGCGCACCAAAGAAGTAGAGAAACAAAGTGTAGGGGCAAAGCAGATTGACTTTATTGAGCATCAGGCGGAGATGATGAACCTAACAAAAAACGAATGTGCTTTAATACAAATAACCACCACAGCCCAAGGTACCCAGACTTTTGACCTGCCCTCTAATCTTCGACGCCAAACCGGACCCGACAAAGCAAGAAAAGACTCTTATTCCGCTTTAGTGCTTGCCAACTGGATGACAAAAATCTATTTTGACTCGAAAAGACAACCTAAATCAGATATAATAGAAACATTCGAACCAACGTTTATAAACTAACTTTTGACTTTGAAAGTCACTTTTAATCAAATCAGTGTAAAATTTAACATGGCCACGCGGAAATATACAAAAAGATCGGACTATTGGAAAAAATTTGAGAAAAACTTTCAGTACCCCAATAATCCCTATGAAAGCTTGGCGGGGCAAGCAGACACTTTTGAGCCAAAGCTCGTAGGCGATTCTTTCTATGATTATACGTCGGAAGCTTATAGTCGTGGAGGGGGTACAGGAGGAACCACAGATAGTAGGCGCAATAGTATAGCAATTCAGCCTAAGCTATATGCTTATAATAATATTCGTGCAGGGCTGCTTCCTTTTCAATACGCTTTAGATGGCGTCAATGTTCGCGAGGCTATCGAGTTATGTCAAAAAGCTTACTGTAATGTAGCAATTTTTCGTAATTCTATTGACATGATGGCAGACTTTGCCAACTCTAGTCTTTATTTGGAGGGAGGTACAGAAAAATCCAGACGTTTTATCAATTCATGGTTTAAGAAGATTGGCATTTGGGGGTTAAAGGATCAATTTTTTAGAGAGTATTACCGCAGTGGAAATATTTTTCTTTTTACTGTAGACGGAAAGTTTAAAGCAGACGAATTCGCCAAGATTAGAAATCTTGGTTTGGTGGCAGACACAAATAAAATTCCTATTAAATATATTTTACTTAATCCTTTTGATGTTGTTGCTCAGCGTACCACTTCTTTTGATGTTAGATTTTTCTCAAAACTCTTGAGCGAATATGAGATTGAAAGGTTAAGGGATCCTAAAAATGAGGCTGACAAAGAATTATTTAACGCTCTTCCTGATAATGTCAAAAAAAGAATTCGTAATAATTCATGGACGCCCAGTGGTATGACCGTTCAGCTAGATCCAAAGAAGCTGAGATATGCTTTTTATAAAAAGCAAGATTATGAGCCATTCGCCGTTCCTTTTGGGTTTGCAGTGCTTGATGATATCAACTTCAAGATGGAGATGAAAAAGACTGATCAAGCGATTTGTCGAACGGTTGAAAACGTAGTTTTAATGATCACAATGGGGGCCACTCCCGATAAAGGCGGCATTAATCCACGCAATATGACAGCCATGCAGAATTTGTTTACAAATCAGAGCGTTGGTCGCGTCCTCGTAAGCGATTATACAACTAAAGCTGATTTTATCATCCCAGATTTACAAAAAGTTATTGGCCCCTCTAAATATGACGTAGTGAACCAAGATATTAAAGAGGGTTTGCAGAATGTAATTTTAGCAGAGGAGAAATTTGCTAATGCAACTATTAAAGCACAGCTTTTCCTTCAGAGGCTAAAGGAATCTCGCGAGGCTTTTCTTCATGAGTTCTTGCAACCTGAAATAGACCAAATATGTAAAAACTTTGGATTTAGAGGTTCTCCGCGTGCTCGTTTTCAGGATATCGACATGAAAGACGAGAATCAGGTTCAGCGCGTCATTACGCGTATGATGGAGCTTGGCATTCTACCTCCAGAAGAAGGAATGAAGGTTATTGATACCGGAGTTTTTCCTTCTGAACAAGAATTAGAAAAAGCACAAGAGAAGTTTTTGGACGATAGAAAGAAGGGTTGGTATAATCCGCTAGTGGGGGGTGTGCCTGTTTTTGAGGAACCTGAAGAATTGGAGCTTGAGGAAATAAAGCACCCTGAAAGCATGAAAATGTTAGAGAAGCAAAATAACAAAACTCCAAAATCACCCGGAAGACCATTAGGGTCTAAGACCCAAGGGCGTAAGCCAACTTACCAAGGGCGTAAGGCAACTTATGCCGTTGATTCCATCAAAGATGTGATTGATGCGACTAATAAGTTTTATAGGGAAATTAACACAGAAGCAAAAAAGGTTTTCAAGAAGAAGCGCTTGAGTGCGGATCAAAAACAAGTTTTAGAGAAAGTATGCGAACTTGTCGTGTCCGCTTGTGATCCGGGTGACTGGAAGAAAACCGCGCTTAGCTGTTTAAGGGATAATAAAAAATTATTGACCTTGAAGACCCTTGAGTCCGTGATGGATATTAGCGTAGAACATGCTTTAGACGAGTATTCTTCGGCTATTTTATATCATAGTGCAAAAAATTCACCAAAAGATTAAAAAAGTGTAACTTAAACAGTATGAGTACGCCTTATAAATTCAAAACACAATTTGATTTTGAAGTTTTTGCTACTGATGATCTAGAAAACGAGATGAGTATCAGCGTTGCTTCCTTGGAGAATTTAAAACCTTTAATACCCAAGGGGATTGATTTAGACCGTAATATTGATTTGATAGGAGCCGCTTTTAACGCTGCTATAGTTAATCGTTTTAACAGGAACGGTGATGGTATCAACTCTGCCACAGCAAAAGAGCTTTTGGACTATTTTGTTCATAAACCCACCAACATAGAACACAAAAAACAAAAAGTGGTGGGGCATATCGTAAACGCTGCGTTTACGGACATGGAAAACGAGAAAATACTCAATACGGCCAAATTGGAAAATAAGGTGGACCCCTTTTATATTTCCCTCGCAGCGGTTATTTATAAAACCGTTAATCCAGAATTTGCCGAACTTTTATTAAAAGCAAGTAATCCAGAAGATTTAGATTATAATAAAATTTCCGCAAGTTGGGAGTTGGGATTTAATGAATATAATATCGCAATAGGTTCTCAAAACCTTAGCGAAGCAGAGATAATTAGCGATCCACAAAAAATAAAGGAATTTGAAAAATATCTTCGAGCAAATGACGGAAGCGGTATGCTAGATGATGGCACTCCAGTTTATCGTTTGGTAGCTGGAGAGGTATTTCCATTGGGAATTGGGTTCACAACAAAACCTGCGGCAGACGTAAAAGGGGTCCACCTTATTTTCCAATTTGGCCGTATTGAGTATTTTCTCGTTTTCCATGTCCGTAAACGCAGCGTTTACGATATGCCCCACCACTTTTTGTTTTTTGTGTTCTAT